GAGTTAGCCAAGTACATCTCGTTCATCTTGCCTTCGGTGAATTGGCGGTAGTCAATAAACTGCTGAAGGAGTAGGTCTGCGTAATGGCAGCTCATAACATGGTGGAGCAGGTCATCCTGTACTTCTCTGCCATTTGCTTTGTCTGCTGCTTGCTTCGCCAACCACATCGCAGTACCTGCAAGCATCAACTGCTTCTCCCTTATATAAAGGTCGTGAGAGTCGTCAGAAGGGTACATCGCTCGCAGGTGTTTCATCTAATTTTATTGGCAGCAAGTTACGCCCGTTGATAACAAAACCAACATTACCAATTATGCTCTGAAGTATTAAGGGAGTTTCAAGGGGCGTAATGCGCCCTCCAGACTCCATCTCCTTGACTTTGCGAACATGAATGTGCGTATAAATCCAATCTGTTTCGTGAGCTGCGAAGCGGTGTATCACAATCACGCAATCGCTTCTGTTGCCCCACTTACCGCCTCCCTCAATGTCTGAAGTATTTGGAGGCATCGCCATCCCTTCATACGGGTGACCTTTGTAGAATGTCTTGCGCATTGCCTCTGTTACGGGGTGGGCGTTTACGATGGTGGTGACGTTGTTCTGATGCGCAAACACCCGAAGCGCAGAGGCTACCTCGTAGTGGTATTCGTGCATCCCTGTCTTGCCTAATTTCTTTTGGTCTGTTGATAAGGAGTTGTATGGGTCTATCAATGCTCCTGTGTAGTTCCACTCGTTCTTAATGGAACTCATAACCTCAAGAAGTTCGAATGCGGTGAATAGCCTGTTGCCGTCTATGAATTGGAAGTACTCGTTGATAAAGTCAAGCTTGCGGTACATCATCCCCTCATCAATCCCTTGTATCGGTTTGCACACCAAGAACTCAATCAGCTTGCGCTTGAGGCTTGGCACTTCGTTCTCTGCGGAGTAGATAAGCCACTTCTTGCCGAAGTTGTACGATTGCAAGAGCATCAGATAAAGCAGCGTGTGGGTCTTGCCCACGTTGGCGTGGCCTACCACTACCACAAACTCACCATCTTTAAGCCGAAGGTATTGGTCTATCTCATAGACACCGAGTTTGCCCGTGTCGTAGTACTTGCCTTTTAAGGCACGTTGAAGGTATGGTAACGAAGATTCGTTTGAAAGGAGGTCGGGATGTATCATTTTTTCTGATTGGTATGGCTAAAATAAACAAAAAATTGAATTAAGCAAAAAAAAACCTCCCCGAAGGGAGGCTTTACGCAACGGCCTAATATAAAACCAATCAGAAAGGGTCGTTGCGATTTGCGAAATGCTCGGTGTGTGATGCAGGCGCAGCACTCTGCCCTGTCATCCAAGCGTTAAAGGTCTCTGCGTTGGCAAGGATGGTGTTCACATCGTGCTTGGCAGCACAAGCGTACTCAACCGCAGCCTTTAGAGCCACTTGGCGAATGATAGAAGCAGAACGCTCATCGTTGCCTTTAGGTGCTGCAGATGGTGTGTAGCCACCTCCACCGCCAAAAGAGTTAGGGCGTTGGATTTTCACCGTGCCTTTCTCGTTCTTGGTATACTCTACCTCATCGCCTACTGCGTAGGGAGGAGTCTGTGATTTGGCAAAGGCAGTACCGAAGTCGCCATTGTCGAAGCGAACCTCAAGCTTGAAGAGGTCTTGCCATTGCCCTGTTGGGGTGATTGAAATAATTTTTGACATAATAGATTGGTTTTAGATAAATAAAATTGATTGCTGCTCCAAAATTTCAATACGAGCTTCAAGCTCTTGTATCTTGTTTTGTAGTGCTTGGATTTGTGCTTGTTGCACTTCCACCATTTCGGTGTAAACGTCTGAAGAAAAAGATAAAGTCATAACTGATTGGTTTAAGTTCCTTACAAAAATAAAGCAAAATTATGAATTAACCAAAATTCCACTAAAAGTTATTTCTGCGGTGTCCTTCTCAATAGTTGTATCGTGGATAAGTTTTAAGGAATGCACATACTTGCGACTATCATCCTTCACCCCTCCCCAAGTCTTAAAAGCATCCAGAGCAAACTTCACCGCCATAATTGCATTGTCAATGTCGTAGCGGTAGTTCACCTTGCAGAGGATTTGTACGTCTGTGATTTGCTCAAGGTCATACTCTGCCAGTTGTAGCGTTACCTCTTGGCAATGTTTGGTCTTTGCTTTTGCACGGACTGTCCAATGCTTGGATGCGTAGAAGGCGTTGAGGCTTGGCACTTTGCCGACTACGACCTTGTAGGTCAGTTGTCGGGTATCAGATAGCCGCATTGGATGGCGAAGTGCAGGTCTATCTTGGCAATATCACCGAGTAGTTCCTGTTCTTTGTATTTCGCCAGTTGGCGTGAGTTGTAGTCAGAATTGCAGTTAGCCATCAGCGTGGCGCACTCCTCAAGGATAAAGTCAATCTTCCTGCGTTTAGCGGGGTTAGTATAGTACTGCATATTTTCCTGTTGTTGTTTGGCTTCCTTCGCTTGCTGCTCGTAGTTCATCCTGTCGCTGGAGTTCAAATTGTAGGTGAGCGATGGCCTTGCGGATGTCATCGCAGATAGGGTTGTGAGGTTTCTTGCCTGCTCTCATTAGGTAAGTTAGAGCAGTACCCAGATTGTAATTATCTGGTTGGAAGTCCATCACAACATCCTTCGCCTCTATCTTCAACGTCTTGCCGATGTAGTACTTTGGTGTCATTAGCCAAAGGTACATCGTCCCAATAAATAAAAATATGGTCATTCACTATTTAGAATCATTACAAATTAGCAAGAGGACTTGCGTATCTCATTTTTATTTTGTTTTTTTTACAAGTTAAGTTACTTGAGTAGTTAAGTTAGTTAGTTAATCAACTATTAACTTGACTTAAGTTAGTAGTTAGTCAACTCTTAACTTGTCCAACTAACTTAAAAGAAAAAGAAACTTAATAAAGAAAAAGAATAGAATCTTTGATTTGCGGGCTTCAAATGCCTCAAGGTATAGAACTATACCCTTTCGCATATAAACGCTCTTAAAACGGCTCTAATGTATCTTAAAGGGTATAATTACTCCAGTAGTTTATCTATCCACTTCTTTACGAAGTACACACCTACCAAAATAAGTCCAATCATCGTTAGCCCACCTTCGAGAGTCCAACCCCTCTGCTTCTTCTCCTTCGTGAGAATCTTGGTCTGTGTCACTCGGATGGTGTCGGGCAAGCACGTAGCCTCAACGAATACCTTTCGGTCGATGTACTGGAGCTGAAGCCTTACTTTGTCTTGGTAAATTGTCGTGTCCTTGTAGAGTTCCAGCGTGTCGGTTAGGTACTTTGTCTGCGTGACAATCACCGTGTCCCTTACAATCACACTCTCGAGGACTGGTTTCACAGAAGCGCACCCGTTAAGAGCCGCAAGAGTCGCAGCCATCGGGATTATCCACATTGCAAGTCGGTTGGGGTTTAGTTTCGAGTTCATTGAGCCAGTTATCAAAAGTTGAGGTACTTGGTTTTGCCATTATGCTTGACTGCTTTTAGGATTTGTTTGCGGTTCTTGGTATTTGAGTAACTAACGTGAACCCACGATGGCGCACTATCAGAGCCAAATTCCCAGATGAGTTGGTCAAAATCTAAATTGTCCTTAATCCAATGGAACAACACATCGTTGCCACCATCAAACTTTAGGTCAGCAGCTTGTCCTTGCGTATGCTGCGAGGTTTTTGCTCCCCCTACTTTGGTATTCACCGCAGGGCTGCGGTACGCACTCGTTACTTTGAGCGCACCTAAGGCATCTCTCGCAGGTTGTAAGACGTTTTCTGCAAGGCTACGAAGGTTTCCCTCCAGATGCTTGGGTAAAGCGTTAGGAAGGCCTGTTTTGGTGGCGGTCAATTCTGCGAGGGTGAAGTTCTTTGTCATGTTTTTAATATCAAAAGTTGGACATTTTACACATTATGCTCATTTTGCATAGTGCCTTTAATTGCACTAAAGGGCAACTCCTTGTATCTTTTATACATCATTACACGGCAAAGTGCCACTTAATGCACATTAAAGGGTTCATCTATATTGTGCATAATTAAGGTTATTCATTGAGCAGATTATAGGTAGTAACTCGGACATTATCCGAATTACCTGCCTTGACTTGCGTAAGGCTTCTTGTAGTTCTTACTCGCCTTGTTGCTGCTTGCACTCTTGGAGTGCTTGCCTCGCTTCTTGCTCTTACTTATGTGTCGGCTTACCGCCTGTTGCTTCGCCATCTTTCGGGTCTTTCAAAAACATAAGGGCGAACGCACCCATCATAAACGCACTCATCTCGGTGAGCGTTGCTTTGCCTCCCCAGACAAGCACAAAGCATAGGGCTATAATTAGCAACCCAAGCAGCGTGGTCTTTGGGTTCTTAAAGATGCGCTCAATTAGCACCTTTGTCCTTGAGGTAATCCCTGCGCCACTTCCAAAGCGTGTAGCCCAATGAGGCAACAAGTACGAATAGACCCAACGCTTGGTGAACGTACGATACAAGCAACCCTGTGCCTGTCAAAGACCAAGACGTGATAACGCTATCAGCAGATTCTTTTGTCATCGCATTAAATTGCTACGGGTGGTACGGGAGGTTGGCAGTATTCAGCCGAAGGATTCGCTACGCAAAACGCTTTGGCATACTCCGTGTCCAGCGTGTAACCCATTGAAGAAACTCCAACGGGCAAAGGCCAAACGAGGTATGCGCTGAAGTCAGCCAAAGGCTCACCTACCCACACGATGTCAACCGATAGTTTGGTGGATTGCTTGATGCATACTTTGTTCCCTTCGGCATCCGTTCCCCATTCTTGACAAAGTTTGCCAAGTTCAACCAGAACCGAAACGAGTTCGGGGTTCCAGTAGGTGTAAGTTTCACCTTCGGGGTCGGCTCCCGTTAGCTCAATTTTCTTTTTAGCGGTAGCCCACTGGGTAGGCGTGAACTCGTATTTGCGAAATGTTTGCATCTTAAATCGTGGTTAGTTCTGCCAGTTGGGCGTTGGTTAGACGGGTCTTGAAAAGTAGGGCTTGATTTTTGGATGCGTTTCTAATTCCTCCATCGATGTATTCGTCAATAAATAATTCATTCATCCCAGTTGGAATAGTTCCGCTTGATGCAGTATCTATTTGAACCCCATCAACATAAAATGCAAAGTCATTTAGTTTGTAAGCAAGCGCAAATTTATGCCAGCCAACGGCTAAAGCCGAACCAAGAATCTCCACTTGTTGTATTCCACCTTGCACTACTTGTACACGAGATTGTGCTGAGCTATTAGTACCAAGAAAAATAAAATTGCCATAAAGGCCAGCCGTGCCATTTCGTAACCACGTTAATAAACTTTCAGTTCCACTTGGATTGGTGTACATTTCACCAAAAATAGTCCCCTCCGTCTGCCCAATCAATGAGCTGATACCCGTTTTAGAAGCAGCATCCGCACCCCTTGTCACCGATGCTCCCAATGTGGGGATGTACGAGGTGGCGTAGGCTCCCGCTTCTTGCTGCACTCCCCAAGCATAAATGCCTAATGAAGCGTTGCCAGCGTAAGGTGTATATCCATCGGTCATATTACGAGCTGGGCCAAAGTAAGCGGCATCACTTGCGTTAGCGTCACTTGTCATTGTTGCAATACAACGATACCATCCGTTGCCGTAACTAACCATTGATGCCGTAATTGATGCCGTTGCGCTTGTTGCACCAGTCAAAAGGTTAAAGTATGCCGATTGGTTATCTGGAAAAGAACCATTGCCAAACAAAACACGGGCAAAGTTTCTGCCGTTAGGTTTAGCAAAAAAAGAGAACGTATAAGCCGTTCCGCTTGTTGTTGTAACGGGGTCACCTATAATTTGATAATCGGTTGTTGCCGATTCCATAACACTATCGGCATTCGTATATCCATCTGGACTTACTGCCGTGTTAGCGGTAACTACTGCACTTGCTGCCCACCCTGCGTTGTTTAGCTGCTCTGAGAAGAACACTAAATTCGTCCGCTGCGGTTCAAGCAACAAACGAGGGCAAGAACTATTAAGGTAATCCAAACGGGGTACGTTAGCAACTGGGCCAACCGATACCGCTGCGGTAGTGGTGGCGATGTAGGGTGTTGCTCCGAAATCGGAAACCTCAGTTTGAGCAAAGGCAATTAAAATATCGTTATTGTACGCTCCAGAGACATTGTCTATTTGCAGACCAGCGGATGTACTTGCGGTAGTAATTACCACCTCAAAACGCTGCCAAGACGTAGTAACCGAAGCAAGTAATGTTCCACCAGCAGCACCACGAACTCCATCAATAATACGAACACTTTGAGTGCTGCCAGTATTTGATTTCATATAAACACTATGCGTGTATTGACCTCCGTTTGTGAGTCCAGTTATAGCGGAGGCGGCAAGGTAGTTAGATGTACCGCTTGGCATTTGCAAACGGCTTGCCGTAGTGCCTCCGTTAGGGTCGGTCTGCGAATGCGTTAACGTAGCACCAGCCGACTTAACCCAAACCGCATTACTAAAATCTTGCGAGTATGTCTGCAAATTAGTCCGCACCTTTTCAATAAGCCCGCTTGAGGCCACACGGGTAGCGGTGTCGTTGCTGCGGGTAAAGGCTAAATCGCCAGAGCCGTCAGTAGGTTTAACACTATAAACTTTGCTTGTCTTATACCCCGAAGGTATCATTACAAGCGATGCATCGTCAAAATAGCTCATTAGTTCAAAATAAATAATTGGTCAATTAGGCACTCTTCGCCCTCAAGTGTTGCTCCATCGTCTGTCATACGCTGGATGTAAGTGTCAAAAATATCGTAGTAGGTGTCCTCACCCAAGTCCTGCAAAGCAGCAGTCAAACAATCAAAGCCCTCAAACGTGCCTCCGTCATTCAGCACACGAGTCTCAAACTGCTCCACTATCTCATTAGCAGGAGCGAAGCAAGGAGGGGCAGACTGATTCTGGATGGACAAAGTAGTCTCATCCACTTGGCCAAACCAAGTAGAGCAGTAAATAATGCCCCAAGATATACTATTTGCCATCGTTCTCTTTTAAGTAACTCTTTAGCTTGATGATATTGCCCTTCTTTGGTACATAGGTCTTTTTAGAG